GTGTCTTTGCCCTATCAAAAAACCTACCCCCCTTGCTTGAATTGCAACTAGAACATAATACCTGCAGATTAGAAGGGTTATCGTCTCCGCCGAGATGCCTAGGAACTATGTGGTCAACGCTTAAACGCTCTTCTGTTCCACACATCTGGCAACATCCATCGCGTTGAATGATCGATTGTCTCAGCTTGCGCCAAGATGCAGTTGATCCTTTGTTAGTTAACTTACTCATTGCCAGCCTTTAGTAATTAGATGATGTAATGCTTTGCAGTAATTAGGTTCATCGTACTTAGTTATTCCATAACGACTTGATACATAATCCCAATAGATCCAGAACTGGTAATCATATGGCTTGCCTTTAATTGAATCACTCTTAATCTGATAATAACCATAAGTTTGCTTCGACCCGGTGATATTGCCAACTGCATCGATCTTCCATCTGGATTCTAAATAGATAATCTTATTGTGGCATTTGTATTGCTTATCAGTTAATTGGTAATTGGCTAGCTCTTTTATTGGCATTATTGAAGCCTCTAATCTAGGCATAAGTGCCATAGATAGACCTATCCCAATAACGACGGCTAACTCGCGCGCTAAGCCTTTCAGGCGCGCGTTGAAGCCTTGATGGCTTCTAGCCGAAAGTGTACCGAACGCATTCTGCATTTCAGAGAAAGTCCTGCTCAGACGGCGTGGCGAATTACTACTTGTCTGTCGAATAAAACCCAGAACCTTTGAATTGGATGCCGAAACTGCTATAGATTTTGCGCATTGGCTCATGGCAAAGACCGCATTCAACGATGTGTTCTTCATTTATCTTGAACTCCTTTTCGTAGCGGAGATTGGCTTCGCATCGATCGTTAGTGCATTCAAACTCATAGATCGGCATTATTTCTCCACATTATCGATATGAATGGACTCGATGTGAGACTTCATCATCCGACTGATTTCGGCTTGGCTTAAGAAGCTAGAAGCAGCCTCTAATGAATAGCCACATAAGCAAGTGTGCATCCATCGCGACCTTTCTAGATCAGTCATATTGCATCCTTATCGCAGTAATTGCATGGGTTACTTATTGTCCATTGACCGCAGGCTTTGCATCGAACTATGTCTTTATCGTGAACGATATCTTTACGATCTTTATAACCTGCATCAAGGAGAAGCCCCACCAGATCAGACATCCGAAGCATCGCGACATAGTCACTAGCTTGTTCGCCTTGTCCGTTCAACCGAAAGCAAGCGAACCCCAATAAGCCACTTTCTGCTGTTCTAGACTCGATCTGGCGGAGCGTTCCTTTTATGTCGAGACCCGTCCGGGCTTTTATCTCGCAGTCGAACGGAACATTGAGAATGTCTCGCCCGTTGCCTCGACCTACTGAAGCCCCTTCCCACCAGAGCCTCAGATAATCTGCGACTACTCGCTCTGTGCGAAAGCCGCGATGTTTTCTACTTTGAGACATTGACCGCGTGGCATTTCTTGCATGACCAAGTAAGAATCTGGCCTTGAATGTAGAATGCCAATTCTTCTTTAGGAACTGGTTCATTGCATAGATGGCAGATGATTCGAACTTGCAGACTGTTCAGCAATTCCTGGTGTTTAGCCTTTTCTGCTAATTCGCTATCGGTTGGGAAGTTCTCCCATTCACCGTCTTGATTCATAAACTGTAAGCCGCTCATCCTCGACCTTTCTGCTTAACCCATTTACCGTCATTGTTGATCTCAAGCCAGATCGGTTCGCATTTTTCCAAGAATCCACCTGCTGGATTTTGGCATGAGAACTGTGCCCATGGCTTGTTATTCTTCTTTGAGACTCCATCGCGAAACTTCATGACTCCATGCTCGCAATTTGGAATATCATCATCGATCTTGCTTCCACCTAAAGTTTCTGCAATTAATGCAACCGCTTCAGCAGCACTAGCTGCTGGTTCAACTGTTTTAATTATCCAAGGATCATCTTCAACCGGCATCGTAATTTTGTCTGCCAATTTCTCAGCGAAAGGCTTAGATGCTGGCTTTTCGGCTACTTGTCCGACTTTCTCCATATCATCTCTTGTTGCTGTTTGGCCTCCCTTAAGAAGCGTGATTGCTCTTCCAAGACTTGATGAAGCAATATCTTCTGCGTAAAAGCGACGCATGTTTGAGTTATAAAGATCCCTAACTCCATGAGCGATATTAGAAGTCGCAGGGTAAGCATCATTAGCATCGCGATAAACCTCTGCGCGACATGTGATAATGCCTTTTTCGACATCGTGATAGGTGATAACAATATTCGTCCTTCCCATAGGGTAATTTTCCACAAACCAGCGGTTCAACATAGCAACCGTCTCGTAATCTTCCAATTTATACATAAAGTTCATTCTCCTCTAATTTAAGTTGGCCACTAATCGCGAAATAAGCCGCTCCATCGATATAGTTATCGACTTTTCCAGTTTCCATTGATCTTGCGATTTTGACCAGCGCCAAACACATCGCAACTTGATGCGGCTCGACTGGCATTTCAAGGTATGCAGCCCAAAGGGATGCGGTTCTGGACATATTGTCCGAAGGATGTCCGTAGTCCAAACCACGGTCTTGGATGATGGCTCTAGCTTCTGTAAGGTAATCATTTGCTTTCATGCTCTTACCTTATCGCGCTGTTCATAGAACTTTCGAACTGCCCGGCGGCCTTCTTTATAACCAGCATCTACTCCCATTGAATAAAACAAAACTACAGAAGTAGCCCAGCCAATCATGAGAAATCCGATTTCGTAGATATTCATTTTGCTCCCGTTCTGCCAGAGTTTCTGGCTTCTTGGGATAATCGTCTCATCGAGTTATGACTTTATTTGGGAGATTTGATAACGAAATGGTAACAATTCACCTTCATCCATCGCATCATCGATGGTTCGTTTTATATCGTTATCTAGATCGTCCATAGCGTTTGCCGTGGACTTGGAATGTCCCATCTTTTTCGGCGTAGATTAAGTCGACCTGAACATTTTTACCGTTTTCGGTGACTATTGCGAAGGCTTGTTGCCAATTAGGCGTAAAAGCGTATTTGGCGTGTTTAAGGTTCATGGCATGTCCTACTTCAACTCCATGGAGAACTCGTCTTAAAACCCCATTAGAAGCCTCAGAATGGGCACTTCTGCCCGCTCTGTGCGTGTGCCCCATAATCACATTTTGGCCCATGCGCTTGGCCTGATTGAGAGCACTCATTCCAGCGTTGGGATTCAAGGCTCCTAAATCGCCGTGGATGGCGACCCAACCCTTAGCTATCGGGAATGGGTCTTTCCAGTACTTGATTCCCATTTCATCGAGTTTGAGGAATTTCTCAAATTTAAGTTCTGGCAAAGCCATGAATGCTGGGATCTTTTTCATGATTACATTGTAAAGACGGTCAGTATGGTTGCTTCGAATAACTATCGCTTCTTTGGCATATTCGGTCAACGACCAGAGAACATCGACTGTGTGATCTCGGTCAGCAGCTAGTGTTTGCTCGTACCAACCCGGTGTTCCTTCATGCCATCTGCTGATTTGTGGGAGATCGATTTCGTCTCCAATAGTAACGACAGTATCTGGCCGAAATGCTTTAATAAAACTCGCGAGATTTCTAACAAAAATCGAGTCCTCGAAGGGACATTGAAGATCTGGAACTACAACTGTCCGCTTCATATTTTTTAATCCTCATCGTCATCGTCATAGGGGATGCGGTTGGGTAGGTCTGGTAACCAGTTAGGGGTTGGAAGAATTGTCGCCGGGTAAGTTGCAGGTTCCAAAATGATGGCCAAAGCCATATCAACCGTGAAGCCTGCTCGCCGAAGCGATTTATAAAACTCGTTAAGCCCGATACAGTACTGATCGAGCATTGAATATGCTTCTAGGTCGATAGCCTTTTTGCGCGTCATGGTAATTATTGTGACTTATCACAAAGGATTTCGTAGATTTTATCAACGCGTGTCTCGAGTCGATTTACTGAATCCTTTAAGGATGAACCGCTATTCGGCTTCAACTCCGCTAAATAGTGTTTGACTAGGAACTGGAGCATCGCAGTTACACCACCCAGAACCGTCACGATTCCAACTGCAATAGCAGTTAAGTCTACTGCGCTCATCGTTTGGGCGTGGCATAGCCAAAGACACCAGCGAGAACTGCCCAAAGAATTGAGCGGTAATCGGCTGCAAAGTTAGAAGCTGCCCAAGCAGATAAAAACGCTCCAGCGGTTAGTACATACGGATTTTTCATATTCATTGACTGGCTCCTAATAACGGGACTTGAAAGAACGAACCATCTTCATCACCTTGGCTAGTAAAAGATATGTGAAGATGGTGGCGGTGCTGATTGCTGCCCTTATATGGCCTGTTACGCCATGCACTTTTAGCGCTGGCGATCTTTCCATCAAAGATAATGTATTTAATACGCTTATCGGTCTTTGCAAGCATCCGAATTTGATCAGCAATATAGGGCATGAGGTCGGGCTTGGCTTTACCAGATACATCTCGATCGACATCGATTGCTCGTACAATCCCAGATAATGGATCAGCGATGTGATCGCTAGTACCTGCTGCAATATGGCGGGCATCCGCGATCCAGCCATCGGAAGTACGATCTCGATCCGGGTACGAGTCATCAAACTGCTCCCGCAGTTGTTGCCCTGCTTTGCAAAGTTTAGGCTTCATCCAAGTAGTAAAGCAGCTTCTTCGGCTGTTATACCTAGGCGATCAAGAAGCGCAGCCTTAGCTGATGCTTTAGCTTCCAATTCATTTTGACGAGCAATTTCAGCGGCTTTATCTGCCTCTAATTGTGCTACTTCTTCGGCGGTCATATCGCGCTCAGTAACCGTTGCTGGATCTGTTGTGTAGTTAATTTCTGTTATTTTCATGATGCTCCTAGTTTTGGTAGCCATAGACTCGTACGGTTCCTGTGAAATTGTATGATGCGTTAAAAATAGTGAATCCATCGAATTGAGTTGTACCTGATTGGCGGCCTTTTGAATAGCCATAGTTGCCAGTTACAACTTCATTCATATATGTTGTTGCTGTTGCGGTTTGTGGATTTTTTACAAAAATCTGGCAACCGCTGACTGTAGTATCTACTTGAAAACAATTTATTTTATCGTTTACATCTGGATTGTATTGAAGCGCTGCACCCGCGTTTTGATAGCCAGCGATGGTTGTATATCCGCTAGTCGTATCTGTACCACTTGCACGATATCTCAGAAATGTCATCGCGCCGCCATTGCTTTGAGTCAAATTGCTAAAAATTATTAAATAGTTCTCATAAGTAGATGTAAAAACACCGTTTAATGATAAGGATGTACACGCACTAAAAACTGTTTTGCCCGCTGAGGTGCTGGCGCTTGTTCCCGAGTAAGCTATTGAACTTGGGCTTATGAGAGTCAAACCTGCGGCAGTTGCCGAAGGAGTTGCCCATGTAGGAGCACCAGATGCCACGGTCAAAACTTGACCAGTTGAACCAATACCAAGTCGGTCAAAAGTTCCCGACCCAGTTCCTTTAATTAAATCTCCAGCAGTCGTAATGGCAGTCGCCATCGAGTTGGTAATAGTGACTGCGCCTGAAGTTCCACCACCTGAAATACCGGTTCCGGCAGTAACCGCAGTAATATCGCCGACATCATTAGTGATCCATGTATAAGCGAGATCGG